ATGCAGTGGAAAACTGTCTCAAGGCCATAGGCAACTATAATATTGAAGCGGCCACGCGAACTGGCAAACCCAACGCCTTCTCCTATTTCACACAAATTAGCTATTACGCATTCCTAAGACGGATTGCCAAAGAGAAGAAGCAACAAGATATTAAGATGAAGTACATCGCCCAGTCTGGAGCGGAAATCTACATCGATGGTAACGGAGATGACAACGCTGCGCTAGCTAATTTTGTTGATCAGCTTAAATCTAGAATTGGTAAGGTTAAAGAATCTGATAGGGAGCTGAAAGAATACGGTAAAGCCCTTAAGAACACAGGACCAGCGAAAAGATCTGATAAAGAAACTCAGGAATAAATAATGCTCATTGCTATAATTAATGATACCCACACGGGTATAAGAAACTCTAGTGAGATTTTTGCAAACAATGAAGAAAAGTTTTATGATGAAGTATTCTTCCCCTATTTAAGAGAACATAAGATTAAGCGAATACTTCATCTAGGTGATGTATTCGATAATCGTAAAATGATCAATCTGAAATCTCTCTGGCGATACAGGAAAATGTTCCTTGAGAAGCTTAGAGAATACGGTATGCATATGGACATTATTCCTGGCAATCATGATGTTTATTACAAGAATACGAATGACCTGAATTCTCTAAAAGAATTGCTGGGTCATTATATGGGTGAAATCACCGTTCATATGGATCCTACCGTTGTGAATTATGACGGATTTAAGATGGGATTACTTCCCTGGGTTAACTCAGAAAACTATGATAAGTCCATCCACTTCCTTAAGACGTGCGAGGCTGCATGGTTAGGCGGACACCTGGAATTGAAGGGATTTGAAGTTCTAAAGGGTGTGCAATCCCACCACGGCATGGAGTCTAATCTATTCTCTAGATTTGAGAAAGTTATTACAGGTCATTATCATACAAAATCCGAACGAGAGAATATCAAATACCTAGGCTCTCAAATGGAATTTACTTGGGCTGATGCTCACGATCCGAAACATTTCCATATCCTTGATACCTCTACGCGCGAGCTCGAAGCGGTTTTAAATCCCAACGTATTATTCCATCGCATCTATTACGACTCTAGGACAGAGGATTATAACAACTATGATGTCTCGGTCTGTGACAATAAGTTTATCAAAATCGTCACAATAAACAAGGGGGATCTATTTACATTTGACAAATTTGTTGATAGAATACAAGCACGACCTATTCACGACCTTAAGATCGCGGAAAACTTCCAAGAGTTTATAGGTGAAAATGTCGAAGATGATGGTATCGAATTAGAGGAGACTGAAGAGCTTTTGGATTCGTACGTAGAGTCAGTTGATACCGACTTAGATAAAAATAGATTGAAGATTGATATGAGAAATCTCCATATTGAGGCCCAAAGTCTGGAAATTTTTTAATGCTAAAATTTACAAAACTACGTTGGAAGAATTTCCTTAGTACTGGCGATAAGTTCACGGAAATAGATTTTACAGCTGCTAGGACTACATTAGTGGTTGGGGGTAACGGTGCAGGTAAATCTACCATGCTGGACGCCCTTTCGTATGCTCTATTTGGTAAAGCTCATAGGAAAATTAACACCCCACAATTGGTCAATAGTGTGAACAATAAGGGTATGCTATGTGAAGTAGAGTTCACAGTAGCCGGCGCTGATTTCAAAGTCGTTCGAGGACTTAAGCCCCAGATCTTTGAGATCTGGAAGAATGGTAAATCTATGAACCAAGAAGCTGATGCTAGAGCATATCAGAAATTTCTTGAGCAGAATATCATTAAACTGAATCACAAATCGTTTCATCAAATTGTAGTGCTAGGTAGCTCGTCATTCGTCCCCTTTATGCAATTACCTGCTCAGCACCGCCGTGATATTATCGAGGACCTTCTAGACATTAATGTCTTCTCAAAGATGAACCTAATTATCCGCGAGAAAACCAGTATGCTCAAGGAGATCATTAAGGATAACGAGTATAAGATCAATATCAACGAGAAATCGATTGAAACCCAGTCTAAATATATCTGCAATATGAATGCAATGAATGAGGAAGAATTAGCTGAAAAGAAAGATCAGATATCCGCTACTCAAAAAGATATCGATAAGCTTAATGAAAAAAATGTCGAGCTTAGCGAATACCTAGAAAAGTGGATGGACACTACTAACACCCAATCTGAAAAAGTACAGGGGGAATATAATAAATTGGTCTCCTATGAAAATCAGTTCAAGAATAAGGTGGTCGATGTAGTTAAGAGCTCGAAATTCTATGAAGAGAATTCGTCATGCCCAACTTGTACCCAGAAAATTGAAGAACATGTCCGAGAGACCAAACTAAAGGACGCGAGAGCACAGGCACGCGAGCTTCAATCAGCGATGGATAAAGCTAAGGTTGAGCGAATAGATAGAGAGTCAGTATTAGCTGATCTTAATAAGAAGTATGAGGAATTGCGCGGTAAGCAATCCTCGATTAATGCTAACAATCAGGAAATCCGTACACTTCATAAGAACATTGACACCCTTAATAAATCTATCAATCGCCTAATTAACAGAGAATCAGATCTGGAAAAAGCAAAGGCTGACTTGCTTGAAATGAGGGACGAAAGAGACCAACTCAAAGATAAGAAATACGAATTTAGCAGCCAATTGGCCTATAATAGTGTTATTATTGAAATGCTAAAAGATACGGGTATTAAGACTAAAATCATTCGTCAATTCTTACCTATCATCAATAAGTTTATTAACCAGTATCTGCAAGTCCTAGATTTCTTTGTCCATTTTCACTTAGACGAGTCTTTTCAAGAAACGATACGCTCGAGACACCGCGATGCATTTTCATATTCATCTTTTAGTGAGGGTGAAAAACAGAGGATCGATTTGGCCCTGTTATTCTCATGGAGAATGATCGCCAAAATGAAGAACAGTGTTTCAACCAATCTCCTTATATTGGACGAAACCTTTGACTCTTCCCTTGACCATGAGGGTGTGGACAATCTGATGAAAATCTTATATACGCTTGATGATGATACCAATATCTTCGTAATATCGCACAAAGGCGAAATACTTGAAGGTAAATTCGAATCACGAATAGAATTTGTCAAGGACAAAAATTTCTCAAAAATATCCAAATAGGGGGTTTACTTTTAAGTCACCTTATGATATAATGAATCTAATTGAACAGGAGTTAAAATGAAATTTACTGATCACACTATTAAAGTGTTAAAAAGCCTAGCAAATATCAATGACAGTATTCTATTTCCGGAAGGTAATTGCTTTAGAAGTGTAAATGAAACCGGCGATATATTCGGAATGATCGTAACAGATCAAACCTTTGAAAAAGAATTCGCGATATATCATCTAGGTGAGCTTCTATCTACAGTGGGGCTTTTAAACGACCCTCAGCTAGAAATTAAAGATGGATATATGGATCTTAAGGGCGATTCTGGTAGAAGTAAGATCAAATACTTTTTCACCGACCCTGATATGATCAAAAAAGCACCAAAAAACGTTAAGATGGCGTCTCCAGAAATCGCCTTCGAACTGGATTGGTCAACACTCAATAAAGTCAAAAAGGCCGCTGATACGTTTGGCTATCATGAATTTTATATCACAAACGGTGACGGATGTATAGAATTGGCTGTAGCTGATATCGATCCTCAAAAAGGTCTGAATAGAGCAGGTAACACCTTTTCTATATCAGTACCAGGTACCTTCCCCAAAAATGCAGAATTCAAATTCTTTATTGATTTGAGCAAAATGGGGATATTGATGGTTGGGGATTATAAAATCGAAGTTACTAAAAGTAAAGCCGCCCATTTTACACTTAAGAATAGTCCGCCGGGTTTAAGTACGGAGTATTACATTGCAACTGAAAAACATTCTACATATGGAGAAAAATAATGAGCGTTAAAGAATTAACAGAACTATCACAGCAAGTTGGCCGAAGCACGATTGCGGTAATTGATACCATGACTCAGCGCGGCGCGGTAAAGGGTGAAGAGCTTAGTGTCATCGGTCGCCTTCGCGATCAATGTAGTCAAATGGTAAATCTGGCTGAACAAGCACAAAGTGCAGCCGAAAATGATGTAACTGATAACCCCTCTAAGAAATGAATAGACGTGGATTCATGCAGGTAACATTTGGAGGTGGCGCTGCCGTCTCCATGTTATCATCCCCTGCAGGTGCATTAGCGAATATTCTTGTTGAAGGACCCTCGCCAAATGAAGATCTGATTAAATCAGATCATCTGCGTGAGTTGGTCAGACATGCTTTAATTTCCGTAAGATCACCTGATCCCCTTCGCTTCCAAGACGAGTTTAAAGAAACGTTGGGCGGTATATTAGAAATGAGAGGGTTTAAATCTGATATCTTTTATAATTTCCGGCAAAACGGTTCCACAGTTTTTAGTGTCAGACCGTGGGAGAACACGTTTCCTGATTTCGAAATAAAACTCCCAAAGGTTAAGATTGGTTCTGGGGGATTTCTAGTTAATCCCCAACCAATAAGTTTGAAGCGAATGGAATAAATTATGAGTGAAGTTATTGAAAGGCTGAAAGCTTTAATGTGTGGTTATGAGACCGATTCTCAACTTGGCGATGAGAACCTCCGAATGGTAGTTTTAGAAGATATGAAGGGTCCAGTTTCTTTAAACGGTGCCACACCTTTGACGGCTTTTTCAATGGATTATGATCATGATCCGCGGGTCACCATTAAGAATATAAAGGCGAAATGCGCTGAACCCAAATGGGGTTATAATGCAGTGGCCTTCTATAAATATGAACGAGAAAAAAATAAAATCCGATGGGGAGGGATGAAAATCGGCAATTAATAAAGTCGAAGGGTTTACATCCGAAGAAAAATACGGTATAATGCAACTATAACATGGGAATAAATTATGAGTGATGAATTTTTATGGGCCGAGAAATATCGGCCTAAAACTATTGAAGAATGTATTTTACCTGATGATCTTAAGTCTAGATTTTTAGATATTCTCAAGACCGGCGAAGTCCCGAATATGATTTTAACGGGTTCTCCTGGTCTTGGTAAAACTACTGTCGCACGCGCTTTGTGCACAGAACTTGACTTAGATTATATGGTCGTTAACTGTTCAGAAAACGGCAACATTGATACCCTTCGAGGTAAAATCCGACAATTCGCATCTAGTATTTCTCTCATGGGTGGCTATAAAGTAGTTATCCTAGACGAGGCGGATTACCTTAACATCGTATCAACCCAACCGGCACTTCGAGGCTTTATCGAAGAATTTAGTGATAATTGTCGTTTCATTATGACATGTAATATGATCAATCGCATTCTTCCAGCTCTTCGTTCACGTTGTCCAGTAATCGCATTCAACACGAGTAATAAAGAAAAAGCTGGGCTCGCTGCTCAGTTCTATAAACGTGTAGAGAAAATCCTCAAAGATGAAAATATTGAATTTGATCCTAAATCTGTAGCAGATCTGATCATTGAATTTGCCCCCGATTGGCGAAGGAATTTAGGTGAATTACAACAGTTTTCACGTGGTGGAAAGATCGATCCTAATGTCAAAAGCCTTCTTGTAGATAGCAAATATGATACACTGTTTAAGGCATTGAAGGATAAGGATTTTAAGGCTATGCGCAAATGGGTGGCAGACAATATGAATGTCGACCCTAACGTCATCATGCGCGGCATCTTTGATCGTATGGAAGGTAGAGTGAAACCTCAATCAATTCCAGCGATCGTACTGATCTTGGCTGACTATCAGTTTAAGCATTCCTTTGTGGCCGATTTTGAGTTAAACATGGTCGCATGCATGACAGAATTAATGAGCGAAGGGGAATATTTATAATGAACAATAAGATGATAGGTATATACGACTTTGAAACCTTGTCAAAGGATAGGATCGACGGTGTCGTAGTATCCTGTGCATGGTTATTGATTGAAGAAGATGAATTGCTCCCGAATACTAAAATGAGCTTTAAAAATCTGATCGATCGAGCAGAGACCGTTAAGTTAGACACGCGAGAGCAAATTGAAAGGTTCAAAATGCACGTGTGCCCAGATACTGTTGCTTGGTGGGGAAGACAGAATGATAAAGCAAAAGAGCAGCTAAAACCTAGTCCTCACGATATCTCATTATCAGAATTTCCTGGTAGATTTAGATCCTATTTGGAAAGAATGAAGGGAGCGAACGGTAAGATCTCTAGAATGTATTCCAGAAATAATACATTCGATCCTATTTTCATGGGCTCTATTCATAAAAGATTTGATGCAAAATTACCTTATGACGAGTTCTCAATCAGGGATACGAAATCTACTATTGATGGATTATCATGGGGCAACGATCTACGTGACAATTTTATCCCCGATAATCTTGATACAGAATTCATTTATCACGATCCTAAGCATGATATCTGCATAGATATAATGAGATTACACGCTTTAATTCAAGCACAGTTTGCGGATGAACCACCATGGGATTAGACTTTGAAAATCACTTAGCATTTTACACTAAGGCAAAGTGCATTTATTGTGTAATGCTAAAAGATAAATTAGAATTATGGAATATTAAATATACCGAATTCGATTACAGTGCCGATGATAACTTTACCAAATATCCCCAGCTTCAGTATATGAATGAAGATGTTCTACATGATGACACCTCAGGGTTAACCCTTGAATTATTAGTTGAGAGATGTAATGAAAGAAGCGAAAAAACTTAGTCCATTTGACTTTCTAAACGCCATAAATTTCACAAAGCAAGACTTAATTGTTGACGATATAACAGAAAAGGCCTATGTGCCGTTCGTTGTTAACCGAAGTTTGTCTTATTTCCAAGATACTGTTCTACTCGCGAATGAGATGAACATAAACCACATCATAGATCATAAGGCTCAAAATTTATTTTATATAAATACAATTAGAAAGCGGAAGCGCTTCTCTAAATGGGCGAAAGCCGATGAACCTGCTGATTTGGAAATTGTTAAAAAGTATTATGGTTATAGTAACGATCGCGCTCGCGAAGCATTATCCATCCTCAGTAAAGAAGAAATAAGTGAACTGAAGAAAAGGATGAATCCTGGTGGAAGAAAATAAATTATACAATTGGGACCCTTCTAAAATGTTAGAGGTAACCCTATCCGAGCCTGATGATTTTTTAAAAGTAAAAGAAACATTAACACGAATTGGCATTGCATCTCGAAAAGAAAAACAACTGTTCCAATCATGTCATATTCTGCATAAGCAGGGAAGATATTTCATAGTACATTTCAAAGAGCTATTCATCTTAGACGGTAAGAAGTCTAATTTGGAAGAGAACGATGTTGGCCGAAGAAATACTATTGGCATTCTGTTAAGTGACTGGGGACTGGTGACATTGGTCAATCCTGCTCCAGAATTAAGAGCCCCACTAAGAGAAATTAAAATCATCTCCTTCAAAGAGAAAAATGACTGGGGATTATGTCCCAAATACAATATAGGTCTTTCGTGAGTGGTTCACCCGCAGATCTTGACATTTATAAAGAGAATAATAATACCATAATAGACATTTATGATTCTGATGGATTTATCTGTGCGGGTATAACGGTTAAACCTGGTGGGGAAGTGTTTTGGCATTTCCCTCTATCAGGCGCGACGGGCACAGAGACTGCAGAACCTGTTCATGAATGGTCTGAAGAAGCTGAAAAACTTCTAAAAGAACAATTATTGCACGGTTTTAATGCATAAATAGAATTGCTTCAAACGAAGCATAAACCGAGGTGCGGATAATCCGGCCTCAAACATTCTTGCTGTAAAGGAGAAACAAAATGGCAGATAGTAAAAATAGAAGAATTAGCTTTGCGTCTAACGCTTTCCCGAGTTCTAGTTTTATAGGATTCAACCACCTGGCCTCTGACTTAGATTTTATTGCTAAGCACGCTGGTGATAATTACCCACCTCATAATGTTATTAAGACCGGTGATCAAGATTATTTGGTCGAACTTGCCGTGGCTGGGTTTACAAAGGAAGAGCTTTCCGTCGAGTTAAAAGATCAGATCCTCACTGTGTCAGGTGAACACGTTTCAAACGGGCGTGAATTCTTGCATAGAGGGATTAGTACTAAGAAATTTAGTCGATCATTCAGACTGTCAGAGCATGTAGCGATACATGGAGCAGATCTAAAGGATGGGATACTTGCAATTGATTTGAAGTATGTGATTCCTGAAGAAATGCGTCCTCGAGTTATCCCAATTGGAAAAACAGAGGAATCCAAAAATGAAAAAGAACTACTTGTCGAGGGCTATCAAAGCAATGATGATCTCTAGACAAAAATCCGCAAATATGCAGGTAGCACGATGGTTGGCTGCATCGGAGCTCAGAAATGAATCTCCGTCTTATATTCTAACTTTGATTGAGGAGGACAGACTTCATGAAGTTCTTCCGCAAACTCGTTAGTGCATTTACCCCTAGATCTATGAGAGATCTGGAGTATGAATATCTAGCATCTTCCAATGATTTGGTCGATCTAGAGCGAAGACAGAGAAAAATATCAAGAGGTGAAATTCGCTTCTTTTAAAAATTGGGGGATTTACTTCCCCCTTTTTTTATGATATAATGGTAT